ACTACCGGATCTAATGGTGTAGCCAACACCGGCGGCGGCGGTGGCGGCACGTCAGAAAACACTGTCAGCGGCGCGTCGGTCAGCGGTGGAGACGGCGGATCTGGTGTTGTGATTGTCAGGTATCAAATTTAAGGAATAAATTATGATTAAGAAATTTAAATGTAACTGCGGTCACACTACTCGTAAAACAGGATCACATGCTAAAGGAGCAATAAGTGGCAAAAAAGAAATGGATTCAGTCCGCTATAAAAAGACCCGGCGCACTTACAAAAAAAGCAAAGGCAGCCGGTAAATCAATTTCTGGTTATTGTCAATCCAAGGATCTTTCAACTCGCTCAAAGCGTCAATGCAACCTCGCTAAGACATTGAAAGGTTTTAAAAAGAAAGGAAGGTGATCCATGTCTTTTTATAATATTTCTAAGGTTGCACTATCAAAAGGAGGCAAACATGCCAATGAAGTCTAAGAAGGAAATGATGAAGGATTATTCACCAATGAAGGGAAAGAAGAAGGCAGGTAAGGCTGTTGCTCCAAAGGGCAAGAAGCCTATGATGAAGAAGAAGTATGGATGAAAACTCCACATAACACAAAGAAATACGCAATTGAGAATACTGGGTTAAAACCCGATAGTTCCAAAGCGACTCGCAAGAAGCGAACAATCGCAAAGGAGATGAAGAAAAATGATAGAAGAAAACAAGCCTGAAGAATCCATCGAGACTCAGGTAGGTAATGATATTGTCATGCCCAAAGAACCAGACGAGGATCCTATTGTTGCAGGTGAAAGGGCTGCGTTTGTAAGGTATGTCAAGGACCAAGGGGAAAAGATTCCCCCAAATTTTAAAAATGCTGAGGACTGGTTCAACTCTTTGAAGAGTGCCCAGTCACAGTATACTAAGTCTCGGCAAGAGATTGCCGAACTTAAGAAGCAATACAACGAGACAGCGGTTGGAAATCCAAATTATGACCCGCAGGCTCAAGAACAACCTACGCAACAGGAAGAACCTGTTGTTGAGGACATCAGCAATATTCCTGATGAGTTGTCAATTTCAAAACCTAAAGATCCAGAATACGGTAATATCACCGAGCAGGATTGGGCAAGGTGGGGAAGGGAGATTGATAAGAATGGCGACCTTACGGAAGCCACAAGAAGGGAAGTTGCCAAGAGACTCAACGCAGATCCTGTTGTAGTCGAGCAAATGGTTCGTGGCAGACAAGCAATGCAGAAGCAAGCATTCGATGAATCTGCCAAGGTTGTTGGCGGTGCGGATAATCTAAAAAGGATTTTCAAGTGGGCGGGTGAAAACTTGTCTGCTGATGAGGTTGAAGCCATGAACAGAGGACTGCAAACCCCTGCTAGTGCCTCTATACTTCTTGGTCTTCAAGCAAGATATCAGCAGGCTCAACCAGCCACTCAGAAATCTCAACCTGAGCCGTCTGTCTCAACCCCAAATGCCGTACCAGCCGGTCAAGTTCCCAAGCCCGGTATTGAAGCACAAGCATTCAACTCGGAGGCGGAAATGAAAGCAGCAATTTCAGATCCTCGGTATCGTACCGACCCTGCTTTCCGGCAAGCCGTCGAAAGACGGATGGTGATTACTCACCAACACGGCTACAAGAGGAGATGACCCTAACAATCCCCGTGAGAAGGGACTAGGATAATCTAATCCTTACTGTTTGTTAAGTTTAAAACATAAGGAGATTATCGCAATGGCTGATAATGTTTATAATTACCCATTTTCTAATAGTGCTGGTGAAAACACTAACGCACTTCCTACTGGCTGGCTAACTGGTGGTCAGGCTGCTGCCACCACCTCTGCTGGTGCTATTGGTCAATCCGCAGTTCCACAAGATGGTACTGCTGATTATTGGCTTCCTATTTGGAGTGGTGAAGTTCTCAATGCGTATGATCAGTACAATATCTTTGAGCCACTTGTCACCACTCGGGCTATTACTAGCGGTACCACTATGCGATTCCCAATTACGGGAACCGTTGGCCTCAAGGCACAGTGGAAAGCCGGTGAGGAACTAGAGGGTTCAACCGGAACTACTGATCCTCAGTGGTTCGATATTTCACTTGATGAGCGTCCCATGGCCTCTCACTTTGAACTTGACGATATTTCGCTCATGCTTACTCAGTGGGAGTATCGTGCAGAACTGGCTCGACAGGCTGGTCTTGCACTAGCCAATGCAAGAGACAAGCAGATTGCTTCTCTCATTGCTCAGGGTGCATTCATGGCAAGCAGAAGTCCTGCCGTAACCAAGGGTGGTAACTTTGGTGGTGCTACCACCACCACAGATCTTAGAAGTAGTTCTTATGATATGCCTGCTGATGCAGCGTTTAACCATCTTGGTCACTCTGCTGCAACTCAGGGTAATCGTGCCACTGCTGCACTCAAACTTCTTGAGTACATCGAGCGTTACATGGTTCGTCTACAAGAGATTGATGCACCAACCAATGGTGTGTATGTTGCTGTCAGCCCCCGTGCTTTCAATGACATCCGTGCCCTAGGTGTTGCTCGTACCAATACTGAAGTTCAGAACATGCAGCCCATGTTTGGTGGCGTTGCTGCTGCTGGCGGTCTTGGTGCCCCATATACTCAGGGTATGAATGCTCTTACCGACACTCTTACCTACATGGGTGCAACCATTGTCAAGACCAATCACCTTCTACAGCAAACTGTAGAGTTGGGTGGTACTGATTATACCGTTGCTGATGCCTCAACTGAAGGTCAGATTGACACCGAACTAGACAACATTATTGTTGCTCCCGGTGGTGGTACCGTGTTTACTCAGAATGACCTAGAAGCAGATAAGATCGTTGATCTTGGTGATGCCAAGTACAACTTTGACTGGCTTCGTTTCTCAACTGCTGGTGGTGGCGTTGTTGGTCAAGCTCCCGGTGGTTTTGATGCTATGTTCCCAGTCAAGGCTCTTATCTGGCAGCGAGATGCAGTTGCATCGCTCAGTCTACAGGGCATGAAGGTTGATACCATCCGCGACGTTCGCCGCAACACTCAGTTCACCGTCGCATCAGTGATGCGTGGTGGTGGCGTCCTACGACCAGAGCTTTGTGCTGCTGTTTGTGGTGCCGCTGTAGTCTGATAGATAATTAAATATTCGGGAACCTAGGGAAGAAATCCCTTTTTTCTCGTTTTATAAGGAGGTATTATGGATAATCCATTTAAAAAGAAATCACAAGGACTAGGCGACACAGTAGAAAAGGTTGCTTATATTGCTACCCTTGGTGGTCTTGTTGCTCCAAAGAAATTAACAGATAAGGATTGTGGATGCAACAAACGCAAGGAAGCACTAAACAAGAAGGTATCTTACACAAAGGAAAAGTAAATGGGAACATTCTCCAGATTGGATGCAGTCAACCACATGTTGCTCATGTCGGGTGAACACATTGTCAACCATCTGGAAGACGATTCCGGTGTTGATACAAGTGTTGCAGAGCATATCCTAGATGAGACAATCACCTCCTATGTCATGAGGGGTCTTGTCAACAACTCTTATTATAAAAAATACCAACCCAACTCTCAAGGGTATGTCTATCTTCCTTCGGATACGCTTCATGCAGAACTGTGTGAGCCTATTTGGAGTAAGGATAGAGATCAATATGTCCTTGCTTCCTATAAGGGAAGCCCACCTTATTTGTTTAATGTAACAGATCACACTGCTGATTGGACAGACAAAGGAGGTAGTGATGGTATATTGATCATGTTGATTACAGATCTTGAGTGGTCTGATATTGAAACACCTATGCAACGAGGCATCATGTCTTCGGCTGCTAGGGATTATCAAATGATTACCCAAGGCGATCACAACGTAGACAAGTATCTTGCTCAAAGAGAAGTGACCTACATGTCCAAGGGTAGAGCATCGGACATCACCAACAAGAAACGAAGTTTCCTTGGGCAAGATCCCGGTACATTCCTTGCATCGACAAGAGACTATTCCTTCAGAGATCCTAGGAGGAGATATAGATAATGCCAACAACAAGAGTACCTATTCAATCACTAAATGGTGGTGTCTCCAGAAGAGAGTCATCCAAAAGACTGCCACAAGAAGTGGAGAATGCAGACAATGTACTCTTGACTGTTGAAAGATCAGCCGAAAAGAGACCACCTCTTACGCACATTAAGACAAGTATGGAAGGTGATTACCTAAACGTACCCAACATTGTGGCTGGTGGTGGCTTCAATCCAGATCATTTATATTTCCATTTCATTGATGTTGATGGTCTTAATAGATTTTGTATTGTCATCAACCGGGCACAAACACAGACAAACTTAATGGTTCGTGTGTTCAGAATAAAGCCTACGGAATGGATTGAAGAAGAATTTGATAAGGATAGTTTTGATAGAGGCATGAAGGAATACCTTATGCATTACAACCTATCCACAGACTCTTCTCTTCCTATTGATGACATCATGGGTAGTGTTACTTATGGTTCTGGTGCAATCTTTTGGAACAAACAAATGAAACTTGGGTTTCTACCCGACAACGCTGATAAGATTATTAGTCAATGTAATCTTCCGGGTGCAGACACAAGCACTTGTGATTCTGGTTTCTATGAGCCTGACCCATCATACATTCACTCAGGAGATAAGATACACTACAAAACAGCAGACATGTTTTTTGTAGATTCTTTTGGGCAGCCCGCAAATGGTGGAACAGGACAAGCAAGATTACCGGGAGCAGACAATGAAGACATAGAGGCAGTCCCCTATGAACCATCAAAAGATAGTGATAACTTATACAGCAAATGGATTACATATGTTACCAACCCAGCTACAGGTGGTGGCTACAAAAATGTAGTAGATGATATTGAGTTTAGGGTTAATCCTGTTAGCCTAGAGTCATACTCAGTAGGACACAATGTAGAAAACTTTTCTGAGATTAAGGTTCCACCACCAGCCGATGATATCAACTCTCATAATGGATGGAAAGCACAAGCAATGATGCAGCATTTGTATCATAGAAGTGAAAATGGAATCTCAGGATCTACAAATGATGCAGGTTATTTGACATCACCGTTTAAGGATATTACTGGTAGCGATTCGATTTATAATTATGAAACCGCCAACACATACGGAAAGGGAGAGATTTGGTATGCCCGTGATCCATACTTCTCATTCCCCTCTGGGTTTTATAGAACAGTAAGCAATTCTGAAAATGGTCAACCTTATTTTCAACCAGTAAGATCAGAAGATAAGAATTCTGTAATTGATCATAGAACTTTCCCTGTCATGATCCGAAAGGAATCTGATGGCAAGTGGCGTATCAGTTATTCTCCTTTGGTTCCAAAGACAAGCGGCACTGCTATTAACAACCCCGGTCCAGAAGCAATCAATAACAATGAAACCATTAAGGCTATGGAGTTCTGGAAGGGTAGATTGTGGGTAGCCACAGATACAACCATCTTTGCTTCTAGAGTAAATGAGTTTTTTAATTTCTTTTTAAATGATTCGTTGAACATAATTGATTCAGATCCAATTGACATATCGGTCAATACAGGTCAGTTCAATAGAGTGCAGAGCCTAACATCGTTCCAAAACTTCTTATTCATTACAACAAGAAGTGGCAATCAGTTTGAAATTAGAGGATCCTCAACCAATGCTGGCAATGTTTCACCCACGTCTATTGAATTGAGAAGCACGTCGTTCTACTCCACAGCATCCACAGCAAACCCAGTTAAGATGGGCAACAACATATACTTTTTTGATGAAGAGAAGTTGTTCTTGTACAGTGGGTCAGATGCATTTGGTAATGAGTATTCAACTGCCTATGAATTAAGTACTCATTGTCGTGGATATCTGCCTGTCAATTACCAAGAAGTAACAGCAGTTCCATCATACAACTCAATCATTATGGTTGATAAAAATAACAAGAATCATATGTATATCTATACCCAAAAGGTCAATGGTCAGCAACTTGTACAAAATGCATTCTACCGATGGGAGTTGCATGAGAATGATCAGATTATGGCAGTACAAGGTTATGAATCAGGTTTCTATCTTGTTGTTAAGAGAACCAATGGTGTAACTCCAAGGCTTTATACATACTATGGTACCTTTGAACCTGTCACTCTTGCCACACCTTTGCTTGATAGGTTGGTTAAAGTAGAGTCAAACAAGATTACATATGATGCGGACTCAAATATCACAACCATCAGGCTACCATACTTTGATCCTGCGGCTGTTGAAGTTGTTTTGGACAATGGGTGGTCAGAGAGCAGAAGATATACAAGACACATTGCAACAGGTGTTGTCTCGCAGGAATATGATGGACACTTTACCACTAACTTATTGGTGCCCGGAAACCTTGCTTCTGAGAGACAATCCAATGGATCATATCAGTCAAGGCGTGTGTGGGCAGGGCGACCGTATGAGATGAACATTCAATTATCACCTCTTCATGTACGAGATGCAGAGAACATAGCAAGACCCGGAGTCTTGAATCTCAAAAGGATGACCACAAGACACCGAAACTCTGCTCAATATAATGTAGAGATAGAGAGATATAATAGAGCTAGATCTTCTGTAAGAAGCGAGTCATTTAGTTTTAATGACACCACAGATTTGCTAGGTTCTCTTAGGATTGAAAAAGAAGGGGAGTTGTTGTCTAAGATCCTTGGATACGCAGACTCAACCGGCATCTTTATCAAGAGCAACTATCCAACACCTTGCAACATTACATCTATAGAAGTTGTTGGGAACTTTAGACCCGGCGATACTTCTATTCAGAAATAAGGAGAACCATAATGGCTAACTGGGTACGCTCGCCATCACAAAGATGGTTCACAAATGCAAAGTGGGTGCAATACGCATTTGAGAATGCAAAGACAAATAACCCAAATTGGAATAGTTATTATGGATCCAATCCAAAAATTACCATTTCTCCCGGTCTTAATCCCGACAACCCCACACATCAACTTGCTGCATTAGGGTCAACTTCTTGTGGTCTTTGTGAGTTGTTGTTAAATTGCTCAAACTCAACTGGTGAAATATATAAATGGCTATGTAAAGCAAGCCAATACAATATAGAATTAGGAGGGTATTGTCATCAATATGGTTTTATTTGTGGTATTTGCGCAACATGTGACTGGTCTAATAACCCAGATTTATGTGATGCAATGCAAGATTTTTGTTATACTGGGTCCATTCCTTGTGATGTTATTCCTGCAAACTGTGATTTTACATATGACATTACTCTTTGTAACGCAATTCCTCAACCCTGTATTCTACCAAGTCAATGTTTAGATCAAAATTTTAATTTTGTAGATTGTAATAGTAGTGAGGCAATATGCAATCCTTGTAATGGTGGTTGCGATGATTATCTTCCATGTCCTTGTGGTACAGATGGATGCATTCTTTTGCCACCCGAAGAAGAGTGCCCGGCTATATGCTGTGTGCCGGGAGAAGATGGATGTGTAGAGTGCTGTGAAGATGATAATCCTAATTGTGGTCTATGGACCCCAGAGGATTTATGTTGTCCATCTTGTTCTGGAGATTGCCAACCCTATGGAACCCCCATGCCCGACAGTTTTTGCCAGTCTTGTGAGTATTGTAATATAGACCCAACTGCTGAGCAATGCAATAATTGTTGTCAATGCGGTGGTAGTCTTGTTTGGGTTGACTGTGAGCAAATAGAACAAGGATATTGTGATCCGCCACAGTGCGCGGACTTCAGTTCAAATTGTTATGAGTGTGGTGGTAGTTATATTCCCATTTGGTTTGGTTGTTATGAAGATGATCCATGTCCAAACCCATACAACCCAGACTGTACAACAGGAGAAGAAACAGTGTGTTACGATTTTAATACAAATGATCCAATCTATTACAACCCATCCAACTTGGGTGCCTCGGTTATTATTGAATATGATAATCCTACTACTGGAACCCCCTATGGATACGGTAGTGTAGCAACACTGTGTTCTGTACCTGACTCACTTCAATTATGTGTCTATCTCGTAAACAGCAATGGAGACAAGACACAACTAACTTATGAAACAGATTTTACAATCAATGAGCAAGATGCAACAGTTACTTTACAACAATCGGTTACTGTTGCTGGGTTTGCAAAATTGAGATTTGAAAGATGTAGTGATGACAAGAGAATGTTCTTGACATTCAAGGATGGAGCCAAGTTAAGTGCTGAAGATCTTAATACATCTCTGCACCAGTTGCTCTTCTTAATTCAAGAAAAGGAATTTGCAAGTAACAACTATTATCAAGTTGCCAATGATGATGGATCAGGTGGAGCATTGTTTACAGTAACACCATCAACCAGTTCTCCATTTAACTTTGACCTGTCAAGCGTAACTGTTAATGATGTATTGATTTGGGATGGCAATCAATCATTTGTGGGGGCACCACCCTCACAGATTGCTGGTAATATTACCTTAGATAATTTAAGTAATGTAAGCATTACCAGTGTAACAGGTGGGGAGTTCCTTTCTTTTGACGGAACCAATTGGGTTAATGCATCCCTACCAGATGCTGAAACTTATTTTGAAACCTTTGAAACCTACAACACAACAGCTAACGCCGCTCTTAATAATTATTATGTTCTAGGACAGTGTGATACTAATGTGGATGCTGCATGGGAAGCATTGACCACAGGCTGCATGGTTGTACCCAAGGATCTAATACCCAATGCCATTACATCTTTTGGGTTGGGATACTACGCCGCACAGCAACAGATCTTAGATCAACTAGCAGATCCAACGGAACAACTACCAGTATATATTGCAGACCAAATCAACACCAGCACGACATCTGGCGGTATAATCCTAACATCATTTAGATGGGAAATTGGTCGAGGAGAGGGTAGAATCTTTTCAACTGGCATTCCAGATTATCCTGTTGCTTTTTTTGATATTGATAAGTTTGATACTTTAGACCACCCCGGTACAGGAGGTATCTTAACAGGATCTAATCCAACACAATCAGATCTGGCATATTATAGACCATGGTCTTCGGTTACTTGCTCAGTGTGCAAAAACAAATTGTATATGACCAATATTGAAAAGTTCTTATACAACCCAAGCAAGACCCATACCTTTGGATTAGAGTTTACAAGTGGTACGCTTAACCCAACCACAGACAGATATCTTTCTAGGATTAGAAGTGTCATTAATAAATCTGATTGGGGCACAGCACTTGGCTATACAGAAGAGCATCCATTAACTAACTACCCAAATGCAAGTGTTCAATACACAGACCAAACAAACAATATGATTACTGTTGATTATCAATTTACTGATCAAGAAGGTCTTGGTAACTATTCCAATACAAAACATGTACCAAGTGTTGTTACATACTATCTATCACATCTATGGGATGGGACAGGAAGCCCACCTTCGTATATTGTATGGGATGGTAATATGGATACACTTGGTAAGATTGATGAGTCGGGGATTCCCGTTGATGTTACAACATATCTTGGAACAGGAACCGGAAGCAACTGGTTCTATTGGCGATGGTGGATAACAGGTTATGATGTTGGGGGTAACTCAAGCAATCCAGCCAATATAGACAGTACCAGTTATTATAATCCATTTGATCCTGCTAAATTATCTCTTGAAGGTGACAATAGTTATACTATTCTACCAGCATCTGCGGACTGGACAACAGATTATTCAAATTATCCTGATGATTTAACTATGGCTAAGGGTGGTAGTTATTCAATCAAAGTTGACGCAAATAAAGCATTTACAAACCTTGAAAGAGTTCTTCCTGACATGTATGATGAGTATGTGTTTGAAGTTCAGTTCTCTACTGCTGGATCTGTAACAACCACAAACTGTCCTGATGCAAATTGTTATGAGATTGTAGCAAAGGTAGAGAAGTACATTGATGGTTGTGATGATGGGGGCACCGGATGCACTAAAATTGGATCTGGCGGAACCAACTCAGATGGCTATCATATTTACCCAGACGACTTTGATGCCAATGTAGTAAGAGCATGGGATACTTATCCTTATGAAAAACTTGGTATTGACATTAGGAACAAAACAGGTAATGGATTTGATCTTGTTCTTAAAGTACCAAGACTTAAACGAATTGGTTTAATTGATGTATATGCTGATAGTGATGGTAACTTTAGACAACTTGCATTGGATTGGCTGGCAGATTATCACGCTCATGATTGGGATGATACTACTGTTGCACAACCAGAAGGCACATCAGATACAAATAATCATCCACCTGATTATACAGATATGTATATCAATATTAACAACAATAGCCCAACAAATGGTGGATCTGCCGCAGCATTTAGTCTTGAAACAGCAGTACAATTTATCCGTCTTGGAATCCCTGCAAACATTAGGGTGAGTTTCTACACGGTGACAACTCCACAAACCAATTTGTTTGAGGGATAACAATGGCTACAGTAGAAGTAATCAAATCAGCAGGAAGTGGTTATGATATTGAGTTTATATCATGGTCTCCTATACAACTCATTCAAGAACTTGGGGTTGCTCAGTTAAGGATTTACTTTGCGGTTGACAACAACACCAACCCATGGACTGAACTATATAGACCATCATGGATCCATACTTTAAGCAACGCATCAACAGTCAGTTTAAACAGTGCTACCTATACAGGACCAAGCAATGAGCAGATTCCAGCATATCTAAATCCTGAAATACACAAACTTAAGTTAGTTAGGGTTACTTCTACTAGCCTATATACCACTTTTGTTGATGGTGCAAAGTTAAGTGGCAGAGATTTGAATGTTGTAAATACTCAAGCACTTCACTTGCTGGAAGAAGAGGCAGCACGATTGGATGGAGAAGATGCAGACATCTATTCATTCATTAGTGCCTCACTTGCCAACTACTATGACAAAACAGAAATTGATGCAGCCCTTAATAATTTAGGATTGGTTGAGTCTTGGCAAGATGGTACTAGTTATATTCAAGGTGATGTTGTTAAACATGACGATCCTAATACAGAAGCAACCAATGAGACTGTTTGGTATTGTACAACCAGCCACACAGGAACGCCGCAAAACCAACCATCGGAAAGCGGAGGTGGTGCAGCATATTGGTCATCACAAAAATCAACAGTATTGAATAGTCTAGGATATATTAGAAAACTTCCGGGTGTTACTGGAGAAGAACTTGAGTGGAACACTATAAAAGTATCAGATTCAAATGCCTCAGCATTAAAGATCATAACACACGCAAGTCAATCTACAGATGTATTATCAGTAAACAATTCTAGTAACGATATCATATTCAACCTTACTTCAAGTAATTCCCTTATACTCAACAACAACATGTCTATTTGGGCTAAGGGAAGTGTGTACTCTTCTGGAAACAACTGGTTTAACTATGTTCCAACTGATACAGTAGTCAATACTCCAGTGGTATCTGTTAAAGGTAGAGCAAGTCACAATGCGTTTGAGGTTGTCAAATCAACAGCCTCAACTAATACATCGTCTGGAGATGTATTGTTTACAATAGACGATGACAGTTTGTTTGCTGGTGCCACAAGCCATTATATTGATGGTGGAACAGTAGAATTTATAAACAAATTAGTGTGGTTTTCTAATGGAGAAACACAGGATTGCTATGGTAATGATACTCTTGATGTTAATAACGAGCCACCATTTACAGCAGTTAGGTTTGGCAGAGACGCCCAATTTGGTACTTTAGCCTCATGCGACTCGCCTTTTGTCCCAACCCTTAGTCTTTCTGCATCAACAGGAAATATTGGTACAATGGGAAC